CACGTCACGGTCGAGAACCCCGGCGCGATCGGCAACATGAAGCTGGCGATGTCTCACGACATCCCTTACGCCGGCATCTTCGAAGACGGCGGTACGATCGAGGGCAACCCTCTGCTCTGGATTCCGATCAGCGGCACCGATGCCGAGGGCATTGAGGCCAAGAACTACGGCGACATGTTTAGCGTCACCCGAGAAGGCAAATCCCCGCTGCTCTTCTCAATGGCCGACAAGCTCCCGAAGTATTTCGGTATCGAGGAAGTCACGATCCCCCAGAAGTGGCATCTGCGCGATATCCAACTGAGCGTGATGGCAAACTTCCGGCAGACGTTCGACGCGGAATTCAAGGCGGCATAAATGGCTCAGCTTGACGACGTAGTTCAAAGGGTACTCTTGCAAGGTGACGAAGAGGTCATCGGCAAGCTCGTTGAGATTGGAGAGAAGGGCGCGGAGGAGTTCGAAAAACTCGCCGACCTCTCGACCAAGGGCCTCAGCGGCTTTGAGGCATTCGGCGATTCCATCGGCCTGATCGGCACCGCGTTGATCGGCGCTGGCATCGCGACGCTCAACTTCGTTGACGCGCAGGACGAAGCAATCCAGAAGACCAACTTCTTGGCTGAGGCCTTCGGCGCGACAACGTCGGAGATCGTCGGCCTCGAATCCGCGTTCGCGCAGGCTGGCGTTAGCACCCATACGTTCGAACGGTTTGCTCAACGCCTCACTACCACGATCGCCCGTGAGTGGCCTCAGATAACAGAAATCGTCCGCACGTCGGCTGATCAGCAGAACAGTGCGCACGAGCGCATCATCTCTTCGACCGTGCGCGTGCAGGACGCCCAGAACAGTCTCGGCCTCGTCAACGAGGAGACATCCTCAAAGATCGCCAATTCCAACCTCCGGGTCGAGGAGGCCTACACGAAGCTTCGGTTCGCCGCCGAGACTGCGCTCGAAGCGATGCGCGCCGGCACGAACAGCGTCGCCGACGCGGACCTCGCCCTCGAAGCCGCGCAGCAGCGCCTCGCCCAGACCGAGGGCAATGGTCCCTCCGATGCTGACAAGAAAGACCTCGCGCATAGGCAGGCCTTGCAGGGGGTGCAGGACGCGCTGGCGCGCACCGAGACCGCGCGGACTCAGCAGCGCCAGCAGCAGGCGGAGGCCGCGCAGAAGCAACAGGCGCTTGAGCAAGCGGCGGCCGACGCTTCGCTCCACCACGAGGCCGCGCTCAACGAGGCGAGCACTGCCCGAATCAAGGCTGAAAATGCCCTCAAGGAAGCGATCACCGCGCGTAATGAAGCTCAGGAACACGCGGACCAACAGGCGCTCAAGGACATCCCGTCGATCGCTAAGGCATTCGAGAGCATCACGTCCGGCGCGAAGGGCGCAACCGACGCGATCGACATCACGCAAGTCTCGGTTCAAAACTTGACCAAGGGTATTTTCTTGGCGGCATCGGCTGGCGGAGTGCAGCCGACCGGCCTTCAGGCCATGACGAAGCTCAGTGAGGTCCTGTCGAAGGATACTGACCACCTTATCACGTCCCAGCAACGTTTAGCGATCGTGCAGCAGCTATCTCAACGCGTCTTTGGCTCGACTGGCGCGGCGGCATTTCAGTTGCTTGATGCTTTGGAGCGCGGTCCCGACTACTTCAAGAAGTTCGAGGAGGCCAGCAAAAATTCGCAGGCCGTAACTAAGAAGTCGGAAGAAGCTATCAAACATTTCCGTGACTCAATCGCGCTGTTGGAGAACACGATCGACCTTATCAACCGTAGCATCGCGGCTGCGGCGACGCCGGCATTCACCGCCGCGATCAATGCCATGAACGAATCGCTCAAGAACAGCGATGGGGTGCTGCATCTGTTCGTAGAAGGCGTCAAGGCAATCAGCGGCGCGATCGGCACCGTTGTTGGAATCTTCCGCGACCTCTTTGTCGCGATCGACAAGAGCTTTAATCTGGAGAAGGGTCGCTCGTTCCAGATTTTCCTTGGCCTGATGGTAGTCTTGGTCGGCGCGTTCGCGAATGCCTTCCTTGGCATCCCTGCCGTCATCGCCGTAGTCGTCGTCTCGCTCGGATACATCGTCGATCACCTGAAGGACATATCGAAGTGGGTCGAGGACAATCGGGACAAGTTCATCGCGGTCTCCGCCATCGTCTCCGGCCTTATCGCGTTCTTCGCGCCGATCCCGGTTGCGATCGGGTTGATTGTCGCAGCCAGCGTGCTCGTGTACGAAAACTGGGACAAGATCAAAGCGAAGATCGGTGAGGTCTTCGAAGCCATCGCCAAGTCGCCGTTCGGTGAGTTCATCGGAACCTTGCTGTCGGGACTGAAGAGCGTGCTTCAAGTGCTGCTCGACATCGGCAAAGCCGTCGCGAAGGCGTTCGGGTTCGGCGGCAAGTCGGCCTCAGCGCCCGGCGACACGCCTAGCACGACCACGGGCAGTGAAGCTCCGATCCAGAGCCATGCCCGAGGCGGCCTGATCCATGGCCCCGGCACCGGCACCAGCGACAGCATCCTCTCGTGGGTATCGAATGGCGAGTTCGTCGCGAAGACTGCGGCAGTGCAGAAGTACGGCGCGGACTTCTTCCACTCGTTGAACAACATGACCTTCCCGGGCTTCGCCAGCGGCGGCCTCGTCGGCGCACCGACGCGGCTCGGCGGCGGAGGCGGACCGATTCAGGCGTCGCGCGCCCTCAACCTCACGATCGACGGAAAGACCTTCAGTGGTTTTCGTGGGCCGTCGAACGTTGTGGAGAGCCTTGCTAACTACGCGGTCTCACGCCAGACATCTTCGGCAGGCCGTCAACCATCGTGGGTAAAATAACATGGCGACCTCTCCTCCAGTCGAAAACGTGCTGCCCTCGGGCGCGGATACCGTGCTGACGATCTCCAGCTTCGGCAACATGCTCTATCAGGCGCGCGGGCTGACGCAAACTCTCGAAACCATCACGGCTGCATCGCAGCTTGAGCGCACGATCAATGGCAATCTGATCGACGTGTCGGCTGCGCAGTTCCGCAAGTACCAGTCGCAGATCAGCGTGAGCAGCGAAGTTGACGCGCCGCCGCTCGACGGCGTCTACCCGGGCATGGAAGTGACGGTCGGCTGCGCGGTCGAGCTTTCCTACCCGACCGGCAAGTCGGGCTCGCCACACCGGACCGAAGTGTCCGGCTCCAGCTACTCGCAAAACGGATTCACATTCTATCGGCCGCTGCTCACCATGCTTGTCAAGGACGTGAAGACGAACCTCGACGAGTGGGGCCGCAAGGTCGGATGGACAGTTGACCTCGAAGAGGTATGACGTGCAGACTGACCCTTCGCGACGCGCGTATGGAAACCAAAAGGGCTGCGCTAAGGAGCGCGGTATCGAGTTCAATCTATCGTTTGAAGAGTGGCTAGACCTATGGACAAAATCAGGGAAGCTCTCGCAGCGCGGGCGGCGTCGGGGACAATACGTGATGTCACGTTATCAGGACCAAGGCCCGTATTCACTGGGCAATATCGAGATCAAGGAGTGTGGGGACAACTGCGGCGAAGCGAACCGGGGGAAGCCGTCCATTATGTCGTGCCGACCAAAGACGAGTTCCCACCGCAGGAACATCTCGCTAGGACAATTGGGCCGCGTAGTCAGCCCGGAAACACGCGCTCGCATAAGCGCGGCAAAACGTAGGCGAGCATGACAGCACTGCCGTTCTATTTCGCTTGGGTAGACGAAGGCCAAGACACCTTCGATCCTTCCACCATGTCCGTCTTCGACGAGAACATTTTCTCGTTCAAGGTCGATCATGAGGAGGGCCAAATCCCCACGCTCGACATCGTGATCAAGAACCCGCGCGTAGGCTTGCTCAACCCTTCGCGCAAGACGCGTGCGTGGCTGGCGTGGCAGAGCCCGGCCGACGATCCGATCTATTCCGGCGCGATCGTGCCGCTATTCCATGGCGTGCTCGTGGGCATCCCGACGAACCTCTTCAAGGAATTGGTGACGCTCCAGTTCATCGCGCGCAGCCCGACCTTCATCGCCGACAAGCAGGCCGTCGCCGAGACGATGAAGATTCAACCCTATTACGATCCGATTTGGCTCGACGAACGTCACCGCGACGATCCGGATTCGATCCTCGAAGGCTGGAGCGCACTCTGGCACATCGATCGCCTCACCAACGCGACCACCGCGTCCGACGTGCTTGTTGGCGAAGATGGCACGGTGACATTCACTGAGGATGACGCGTTCTATGACAGCGTCGCCGTGAACGTCGGGCAGCCTCCGCTCGTCAACATACGCGTCGAGGCCAGCGTGCATTGGACCCAGCGGTCATCTGGGTTCTTCACGGTCCCGACCGTCAACATCGCCAGCTACACGGGCGACACATTCATGGGCGACTGGCCCAAGGCCGGCGCTGGCATCGGCGGCGGCTATACCGTCGAGAGCAGCTTCGTCACCGACACCTTCCACGTCGCGCAAACGCCGACCACCAACTATCAGTCGTCGTGGACGAACACCGATCCGAACCCGGGCCAGTGTTCGAACGCGTCCTCCTCTTCGCAGTCGAGCGGCCCCGCGCTGATGTCGCCGAACCCGCTCTCCTCCATGCTGACCGAGTATTGGAAGACCGGAGTTTGCTTCCCCGACAGCGACCCGCCGGTCAACACGCCGGCCGAGGTTCAAGTCACCGGCATTATCGTGCCCTGTTGGTTTGTCTCCGGCGACATGAGCCTTCGCTATGACGCGAGCCGGAGCTTCAGCGAGTTGCTTTCGTTCGACATGATTGCCAACGTGCAGGGCATCCTCGCGTCGCCGACGATCGACCAGAACACGGAACTAATGACGATCGCTGCGCAGGATGTCGGGCAGCCGTTGATCAACGTTTTCAATTGGACGGACTTCGCCGGCCAAGCGGTCGCGCAGACCACGATCATCTGGCCGAACAACCCGACGAAGCCGGGCGGCCTCGCGTATCAGATTTGCGTTGTCGCTGGCACGGCCGGCGCTACCGAGCCCGTCTTCAGCGACATCCCCGGCACCATCACCGTTGACGGTAGCGTACAGTGGGCGAGCTTGGGCGAAAGCGGAATCACCAGCGTTCCGCAGTGGGCACCCGGCGAGGGTGTTCCTGTCGGACAGATCATGCTTATTCAAAAGATGGTCTTCAACGTCAACACGGGCGGCAACGAGGCCGTGCCCGGTGCGACCTCGTACTATATGTGCCTCGGCGCGGGCTACACGAACAGCGTCTACGACACGTTCACCTACGTCCCGCCGATCAACACCAACGACGAGGCGACGCCGATCCCACGCACCGTCTCGATCCTCAACGGTCCGACGTTCTCAACCTCGCCCGGCACCCAGATCACGGATGGCACCGTGCGATGGCTTGTGCTCGGCACGAGCCCCACCGGCTTCGGCATTCCGATCGGCGGCACGCCGACCGACGTGCGCGCGAGGAGTTTCTTCCCGACAGGGCGCGGCCAGATCGCAGTTCAATACCTGATCATGAAGGCTCGCGCCCGGCTGCGCTTCCGTGGCCGCGCGCTCACCGTGAAGTGGGAGAGCCCGTTCAACCGGATCGTCGGCCTGTCGTGCCGCAAGAATGCGACGCTCTTTGAGCCTCGGCTCCCCGGCGGCGCGGCGACTGGCAAGATCATCGCGTACAGCTTTGAGTGCGACGGCTCCTCAGGCAAGCTCAGCGGCAGCGTGCAGATCGGAGTCTCGGTTGGCTTCGGCGACAGCGTGTCAGAGATCACCGGCACACCGGAATATGCTTCGTCCGGCTATGCGCAACTCGGTTGGCAACTCTATGACGGCGCGACCGTTGTGCCCAGCAGCAATGACGTGAGCTATACGCCGCCCGTATACGCGCCGTTCGACGACGGCTTGCAGTTCCCGCTCTCGTGGGCGCAGATCAGTGACGGCGGAAAATTCAGC